TTGAAAACCGGGAAGGGGCTGGCGCAGCGGCACGAACGCATCCGCCTGGCGTACCAGCTACAGGTGAGGCACGGCATTACGGCTGAAGACCTCGCAAAAATTCTGGGCCTTTCGGAAGAAAGGTATGACCTGTGGTTGCGGCGGCTGAAATGCACCGGCAGCGAGGCAAAGGCGCCGCAGCGCCCGATTGAGGGCGCTTTCGAGCGGCTGCAAGCGGAATTGCAACGATTGCTCGATGGGGAACAGCTTCCCGACAAGAGCAAGGCCGAAGCCTTGATGGCGCTGGCAAAAGCGGTGAAGACGGTGGATGAACTAACCGCAGAAAGCACAACCACAGAGACGGGACGGGAGATTGCAACGCCTGACATAAAGGAGGTCCGGCAGGCTCTGGCCCGGATAGACAGGAGAATCGAAGAACTTGCAGAAAAGCGCGCGCGGGAAATCCTGGGCGGTGGGCCTGGCGTTTCGGCAGATATTGGCAGCGCAAGACGAATGGCTGATCCGGGCGCGTGATGCGCAATTGCCGCCCGATGGCGACTGGCGCGTCTGGCTTATCATGGGCGGGCGCGGCTCGGGCAAGACGCGGGCGGGCGCGGAATGGGTTTCAGGCATGGCGCTGGGGCTGCCGCCTTTCGCGGGCAAGCCGAGCGGACATATTGCGCTGGTGGGCGAGACTTTCAACGATGCCCGTGAGGTGATGGTGGATGGGCCATCCGGCATTCTTTCGGTTTCGCGACTGGTCCGGCCCCGCTACGAGGCGTCCCGCCGCCGTCTCATCTGGGATAATGGTGCGGTGGCCACGCTTTTTTCCTCGGAAGACCCCGACAGCCTGCGCGGCCCCCAGTTCGACGCGGCCTGGTGTGATGAACTGGCCAAATGGAAAAACCCGCAGGAGACGTGGGACATGTTGCAATTTGGTCTGCGGCTTGGCGACAATCCGCGTCAGGTGGTGACGACGACCCCGCGCGCGGTGCCGCTTCTCAAGGCGCTTTTGACGGACAGGACTGTTTCCATGACGCATATGCGCACAGCGGAAAATGCCGGCAATCTTGCGGAAGGTTTCATGCAGACGATTGCGCGCCGCTATGCGGGAACACGCCTTGGACGGCAGGAACTGGACGGGGAACTGGTGGAGGAGCGCCCGGGAGCACTCTGGTCGCGGGACCGGATCGAGCAATGTTTCGAGGAAAATCCGCCGCCGCTGGCGCGTATCGTCGTGGCGGTCGATCCGCCTGCCTCGTCGGGTAAAGCGTCGGATGCCTGCGGCATCGTTGTGGCCGGAATTGACGCGGAAGGGGTCGGCCATGTGCTTGCCGATGAGAGCATGACCATGGCCAAGCCGCACCAGTGGGCGCGCCGCGCCATTGCGCTCTACCATACGCATGAAGCGGATGCGATTGTGGCCGAGGTCAATCAGGGCGGGGAAATGGTGGCGGCGGAAGATCCTTCCGTGCCGGTTTTGAAACGGCGCGCCTCGCGCGGCAAGTGGCTGCGTGCCGAACCTGTGGCTGCCCTTTACGAGCAGGGGCGGGTGCGCCATGCCGGGCGCTTTCCGGCGCTGGAGGACGAGATGTGCGATTTCGCGCCTGAGGGGCTTTCCAGCGGGCGCTCGCCCGATCGTCTTGACGCGCTGGTCTGGGCTTTGGGCGAACTCATGCTCGGTGCGGACCACAAACCCCGTATCCGCCGTTTCGGCTGAAGATCATCATTATTCATGGAGAGGCCATCCTATGGCTTGGAATTGGCCGTGGCGCAAAAGCGCCGCGAACCTGCCCGCGCGGGCAAATGCAGTATCCCAGACCAAAATGGCGAACGGTTTCGTGGCGCTGCATATGGAGCGGAATGCATCCTGGATCGCGCGTGATTATTCGACACTTGCCCGTGAGGGCTTCATGCGTAATCCGGTGGCGCATCGTTGCGTGCGCCTGATTGCCGAAGCGGCAAGCACCATTCCGTGGCTGCTTTATGAGGGGGCGACGGAACATGAGGCGCATCCTCTTCTCGACCTTCTCACCCATCCGCAGGGGGCGGTGGAGGGCGGCAGCTTTTTCGAGCGTCTTTACGGGCACCTGCTGATTGCCGGGAATGCCTATGTGGAGCGGGTGGATCTGCCAAGCGGCAGGATGGAACTCCATCTCCTGCGACCGGAGCGGGTGACGGTGGAAACCGATGCCGATGGCTGGCCGCAGGCGCTGGTCTATCGCTCTGGTTTGGCAAGCCGCACTATCCCGGTTGCAGGCTTGGACGCTCCCGGCCTGCATCTGAAGCTCTTCCATCCGCTGGATGACCATTATGGTTTTCCGCCGCTCGAAGCGGCCTTGATGGCGCTCGACATTCATAATGCGGCGGGCGCGTGGAACAAAGCCCTGCTGGATAATTCCGCCCGTCCTTCCGGTGCGCTGGTCTATGCCCCGAAGGAAGGCGGCAATCTGACGGAGGAACAGTTCGAGCGGCTGAAAGCGGAACTGGAGGAGGGATATACCGGCGCTTCCGGCGCGGGGCGCCCGCTGCTTCTGGAAGGCGGCCTTGACTGGAAGGCGATGGGCTACAGCCCGCAGGATATGGATTTCATCGAGGCGAAAAACGGCGCGGCGCGCGATATTGCGCTCGCCTTCGGCGTTCCGCCCATGCTGCTCGGTATCCCCGGCGACAATACCTATGCCAATTATGCCGAGGCCAACCGTGCTTTCTACCGGCTGACCGTGCTGCCATTGATCGGGCGTACCGCCAAGGCTTTTGGCAATTGGCTGGGGCCGCTCTTTGGCGGCGGCCTGCGGCTTGAACACGATATCGACAGGATCGAGGGCCTTTCGGCGGAACGGGAATCGCTCTGGCGGCGGGTGTCGGAAGCCTCTTTCCTCACCGACGATGAAAAGCGCGATGCGGTTGGCTATCAGCCGCGCGTGGGAAGGAGGGTGTCGTGAACAATTGGAACGACGCGGTTCTGGCTTCCGATACCGCATGGCTGTGGTTCGCGAAGATTGCTGGCGCGGTCGCAGGTTCGGTGGTTTCGCTGGCCTATATGCTGCCGCATGGCAAGCGGGAAGCAGCGATACGCTTTGCGGTCGGCATCATCTGCGGCATGGTTTTCGGTGGCGCGGCGGGTGTGAAGATAGCTGAAACTTTGGCGCTTGGTGACGCGCTTGGCCGCGCGGAACTGATGCTGATGGGGTCTGCTGCCGCAAGCCTTGCCGCCTGGTCGGCGCTTGGGGTTTTCAGGCGTTTTGCCGAGCGGCTGAAACAGGCGCCCCTGCCGGGCGTTTTGCCTGCCGAAAGGAACATGCATGGCGAGATTTGATCTGAAGCTCGATATGAAGCGCGCTGCGCTTGCCGTTGAAGAAGTTGAGATCGACGGTAGTTTTTCTGGCTATGCGAGCGTCTTCGGTCTGCCAGACCTGGGCAATGACGTGATCGAGCAGGGCGCTTTTGCCCGTGCGCTCAAGGAGCGCGGCGCATCCGGCGTGCGCATGTTGTGGCAGCATGATGCGGCTGAACCGATCGGTGTCTGGACGCAGATACGCGAGGATGCGCGCGGGCTTTATGTTGAAGGCCGGCTTGCCAAGGGGGTTGCGCGGGCACGCGAGGCGTTGGAACTAATGCGTTCCGGCGGGCTGGACGGGCTTTCCATCGGCTTTCGCACCGTCAGGGCGCGCAAGGATGCACGCACGGGCCTGCGCCATATCACGCAAGCGGACCTCTGGGAAATCTCGGTCGTAACCTTTCCCATGCTGCCGCAGGCACGCGTGACGGGCATCAAGGCGGGTTTGCCGACGATAAGAGAGTTTGAACGCTGGCTCACGCGGGATGCGGGGCTGAGCCGTGCAGCGGCGAGAACCGTGATAGCCAAGGGCTATGCGGCGCTCGGCGCAAGCCTGAATGGGCGGGAAGCCATCGGGCAGGACGAAGCGGACCTCGCAGGGCGTATGCGCCGGGCCGCCAGAACAATGATCTGAAATCGCAACTTTAGGAACAACATGGAACATTCCTCTATTCGCGCGCTCGAAACCAAGAGCGTGGAAACGAAGGCGCTTGCCCCCAATGCAGGCTCTGACGGCGATGTCGCCGAAGCTTTCGACGAGTTCATGACGGCTTTCAGCGCCTTTCGCGAAGCCAATGACGAACGGTTGAAGAAGGTCGAGAAACATGCCGATACTGACGTGCTGCTGCGCGAGAAGGTGGACCGCATCAACCGCGCGCTGGACGAACAGAAGGCGGCGCTCGACCAGTTCGTGCTGAAGCGCGCGCGCCCGCCGCTTGGCCAGAATGCGCCGATGGGCGATGTCGAGCACAAGCAGGCTTTTAACGGCTATGTGCGCCGTGGCGACGAGCAGGCTTTGCGCGGCATTGAGCAGAAGGCGCATTCCTATGCATCGGGCCCGGATGGCGGCTATCTGGTTCCGGCTGAACTGGAAACTGAAATTGGCCGCAGGCTTGCCGTTCTGTCGCCGATACGCGGCATTTCCGGCGTGCGTCAGGTTTCGGGCGCGGTTTTGAAAAAGCCATTCTCCATCAGCGGCCCGGCGACGGGATGGGTTGGCGAAACGGATGCGCGCCCGCAGACGGCTTCCTCGAAGCTGGCCGAACTGCAATTCCCGACCATGGAAATCTATGCCATGCCTGCTGCGACTTCTTCGCTGCTCGACGACAGCGCGGTCAATGTAGAACAGTGGATTGCGGAAGAAGTGGAAGCCGCCTTTGCCGAGCAGGAAGGGGCAGCCTTCGTCAGCGGCGATGGTGTCAACAAGCCGCGTGGTTTCCTGAGCTATGAGACCGTTGCCGATGATGCATGGGCATGGGGCAAGATCGGCCATGTCGCAACGGGTGTGGCGGGTGCGCTGCCGCCGGAAGATCCATCCGACAAGCTGATCGAGCTGATCTATACGCTGAAGGCGGGTTATCGCCAGAACGCCAATTTTGTCATGAACCGCAAGACGCAGAGCGTACTGCGCAAGCTGAAGGACAAGGACGGCAATTATCTCTGGCAGCCGCCTGCCGCCATTGGCGAAAAGGCTTCGTTCATGGGGGTTGGCCTGGTGGAAGCCGAACATATGCCGGATATCGCAGCAGATGCCGCGGCCATCGCCTTCGGCGATTTCGGGCGCGGTTATCTGGTGGTGGACCGCATCGGCGTCCGCGTGCTGCGCGATCCTTATTCCGCCAAGCCCTATGTGCTTTTTTACACCACCAAACGGGTGGGCGGCGGCGTACAGGATTTCGAGGCCATCAAGCTTCTGAAATTTGCTGTCTGAAGGCATCCAACTGTGACAGCGGTTTTGCTGTCATTTTTCTCAGGTTCTTTCAACCCCCTCCTGCGGTTTTTGGCAGCTAGTAACACGCTCGAAAGAGGGTGAATCTTTTTGGGGGGTTCCATGCGTAACTGACTGATTTGAAAGTTATCATCTAGGGGAAAGCCATGACGATGTTTCTTGTGACGCCACCGGCGCTCGAGCCGGTGACGATTGCCGACGCACGCGCGTTCTTGCGAATTTCTACCGAGAGTGAGGATGATATCCTTGGCCGCCTCATCACCACCGCGCGCGAGTTGGTGGAAGCCGAAACGGGGCTGGCGCTCATTGACCAGACCTGGCGTCTGCGCGTTGATCGCTGGCCGCGTTCGGGCCGTCTGGCGCTGTTCAAATATCCGATCAAAGCGGTGACGGGCGTTGTTGCCTATCGGCCGGATGGGGCGGCGATCAGCTTTTTGCCGGACGAATTTGCGCTGCATCATGACAGGCGCCCGCAGCGTCTTTACATGGCGCAATATCCCGATGCCTCCACATTCTGCGGTATCGAAGTGGATTTCATTGCAGGCTTTGGTGAGAGCGGCGTTGAAGTGCCTGATACACTGAAACAGGCAATCCTTACCCTGACCGCCCATCTTTACGAATCGCGCGCAGGCGTGAACGCCGATGCCGTTCAGCGATCTTTCCCGCCCATCGTGAACCAGATGGTCGATAGCTGGCGGCGGATTTCCCTATGAACAACGTTCTTTTCATCGATCCGGGCCAGCTCACTTCCGAGTTGGCGCTGGAAGCGATGCAGCCTCTGCCGGATGGAATGGGCGGTTATGCGGAAACATGGTCGGAAATTGCCATGGTCTGGGGGCGGATCGAGCCGGTTTCATCCACGCAGAAAGATTTCGGCGCAAGGCCGCAGCCGGAAGTGACGCATCGCATTCTCATGTGTTTCCGTGAGGACATTTCGACCGATAAGCGCTTGCGCAAGGCGGGGCGCATTTTTGCACTCCGCTCGGTGCACGATCCGGATGAAAGCGGGCGTTATCTCATCTGTCTGGCACGGGAGGAGGGGCGATGAATATTGCCATGACACTGACCTTTGAAAGCCTCGTTCGCGCCTGCGCTGGAAGGCGCTGGCAGCGGGTGAGGCGATTGCCATTGAACAAAATCGGAATGTCAAGGATGCAAGCGGGGGCAAGCATGAAGACTGGCGCGGCAGCACTCCAGAAAGCCCTGTTTGAGGCTCTGAAGAATGACGGCGAACTGATTGAAACCCTTGGTGGAGAGCGGGTCTACGACCATGTGCCGGCGCGCACACCGTTTCCCTATGTAACGCTTGGCGAAACCATGTGCCGCGACTGGAGTACGGCCAGTGAAGAGGGCGGCGAACACTTTCTCAACATTCAGATATGGGCCAGGGAAAGCGGACGCAAGCGGGTGCTCGATATCGCAGCGAAGATTGCAATGCGGCTTGATGAAAAGCCGGTCGAGATCGAGGGGCACAGGCTCGTCAACCTGATGCTGACCGAAGTTCTGGCGCGCAATACAGACGGTCTTGGCAGCTATCTGGGCACGATGCGCTATCGCGCCGTGACGGAACCCGCCTGATAGCTGCCCCTGACGATTGGTATGGGATAAGGAGATTTATATGGCAGCTCAACGAGGCAAGGATATCTTGCTTAAAACGGTGCGCGATGATGGCACGTTTGAAACCTGTGCGGGGCTGCGCACCAAGCGCATCGCGTTCAATGCCGAAACCGTCGATGTGACGGATGCCGATGCTGCCGGGCGCTGGCGCCAATTGCTGGCGGGCAGCGGTGTGCAGCGTGCCTCGATCAGCGGTTCCGGCATCTTCAAGGATGCGGCCTCGGATGCCCTGATAAGGCGCATTTTCTTCGATGGCGAAATTCGCGACTGGCAGATCGTTCTGCCGGATTTTGGTACCATCAGCGGGCCGTTCCAGATCACCGCACTGGAATATGGCGGCAATCACGATGCCGAGGTGACGTTTGAAATCGCGCTGGAATCGGCAAGCCTGATTACCTTCGGAGAGGCGATATGATGATGGCCAATCGCCACCGCGGTGAAGTCGCCGCCAGACTGGATGGCCGCGACTGGACGCTCTGCCTGACGCTGGGCGCGCTGGCGGAACTGGAATCGGTTTTCGAGACGGACAATCTTTCCGCCCTTGTGGCGCGCTTTTCCTCGGGCCGGCTTTCGGCGCGGGATATGCAGCGCATTATCTGCGCGGGGCTTCGCGGTGACGGACATACGGTAAGCGAAGAGGATGTGGCCGACATGCGGGCAGAGGGTGGCGTGGCAGGCTTTGCGCATATCGTGTCTTCGCTGCTGACGGTTACTTTCGGAACGTCTGAAAAGGATTCTGCGCCAAACCCTTGAGTGCCGCAGCTGAATCGAAACCTTCGCCTGTACGGCCTTTTCCATGGGACGAGGCGATGTATGCGGGTTTCGGTTTGCTGCGGCTCACCCGCAGGCGTTCTGGTCGATGACGCCACGCGAACTTTCAGCGGCGATCGGCCCCCTGGCCCCTGTGCTTGATGCCCCCTCGCGCCAGACGCTCGACGCGCTGATGCTTGCTTTCCCTGACAGGTAAATTCATGACAGATGAAACTGTAACCGTATCCGTCAACGCGGATACGAGCGCCTTTGATCGCGCCTTGAGCGACCTTGAAAAACGCTCGTCCAGCTTCGGCAACAGCCTCAATTCGGCGCTGAAAGGTGCGATCACATCCGGCAAGGGGCTGGAAGACGTGCTGCGCGGGCTTGCATCGAGCCTTGCGGGCACGGCTCTCTCGGCAGGCCTCCAGCCGCTTCAGGGCCTGACCTCTTCCATGATGGGCGGCCTGCTCAGCGGCATTCGCGGTATCATGCCCTTTGCCAAGGGGGGAGTGGTTTCAAGCCCTACCTATTTCGGCATGGGCAACGGCTCGCTGGGGCTTGCCGGTGAAGCGGGCGCCGAGGCCATTTTGCCGCTTGCGCGCGGCAGCGACGGGCGTCTTGGCATTGCCACCGGCGGCGGCAGCAAACCGGTGCAGGTCGTGTTCAACATGACCTCGCCCGATGCATCCTCCTTCCGTAAGTCCGAAGCACAACTTGCCACCATGCTGGCAGGCGCCGTGCGGCGCGGCGCGCGGAGGCTTTGAACATGGTCGAAGCCTTTCATGATGTGCGCTTTCCCCTTGGCGTATCGTTTGGTGCGACAGGAGGGCCGGAATGGCGCAACGAGATTGTGACGCTGACCTCCGGCCTGGAAAAGCGCAACGCCCGCTGGGCACATTCCCGGCGGCATTTTGATGCCGGAACGGGGCTGCGCTCGCTGGACGACCTGCGGATGGTCCTCGCCTTTTTCGAGGCACGGCGCGGTTCCCTGCACGCTTTTCGTTTTCGCGATCCGTTCGATTTTTCATCCGCGACCGGCAAGGCGTCCCTATCGGCATTCGATCAGCCGCTTGGAACCGGCGATGGAGTGGCGGTGCACTTTCAGCTTCGCAAGAATTATGAAAGCTATGACCGTCCAATAACGCTTCCCGTGCCGGGCTCGGTGGTTATCGGTGTCGATGGTGTGAAGGTGCCGGAAGGCGAGGCATTTACCGTCGATCCACTGACCGGGATTGTAACCTTTACGCCGGATTATCTGCCGGCAAGGGATGTGCCTGTCACGTCCGGCTTCCTGTTCGACGTGCCTGCGCGCTTCGATACGGACCGTCTCACCGCCAGCATAGCCTCGTTCCAGGCAGGCGAAATTCCATCCATTCCCATTGTCGCGGTGAAGAGATGATCCCGGTCCCGCCCGCGCTTGAATCACATTTGCAAGGCGAGCTGACAACACATTGTTTTGCCTGGCTTATAAGACGGCTCGACGGTGCTGTTTTAGGGTTCACCGACCACGATGCGCCATTGACCGTCGATCAGGTGATATGCGATCCGCTGACAGGATTGAACAGCAGCGAGGCCTCAACCGCCCTTGGCCTCGGCATTGCTGGCGGCGAGGTGGAGGGGGTCCTTTCGTCCACGCAGATCAGCGACGAGGATATCGAGCAGGGCCGCTACGATGGCGCCACGATCGAAGCTTTTCTCGTCAACTGGGACGAGCCGGATCAGCACATGCTGTTGCGGCGCTGGGCGGCGGGCAAAATCAGCCGCTCGGGCAGCCGCTTCGTTATGGAGTTGAAAGGTGTTGCCGCAGCCTTCGATGCGGTTCGCGGGCGGCGTATCCTGCGCCACTGCGATGCGATGCTGGGGGATAAACGCTGCGGCATCGATACGGGTGATCCCCGTTTTTTGCGCAGGGAACAGTGCTTGTCGCCGAAGGCACACGGCTTGATGTGGCGGGCCTTGATGGCTTTGCGGCGGGTTGGTTTTCCGAGGGCCGTCTTGCGTGGACCAGCGGGGCCAATCGGGGACGGGCGGTCCGTGTTGTCGGCCATGCGGGGGCAAGCCTGCAACTTGGCGAGCCGATGATCTTGCCGGTGGCTGCGGGTGATGCTTTCCGGCTTGTCTGCGGGTGCGACAAGAGCTTCGCCACCTGCAAGGCGAAATTTGCCAACGGCGTCAATTTTCGCGGCTTTCCGCATCTGCCCGGCAATGATGCCGCCTATGCCTATGTCAACAGCACGAATGATTACGATGGGGGCGTTCTCGTTCCATGATGATTGCCGAACGGGTTCTTGCCGAGGCGCACCGGTGGATCGGAACGCCTTATCGGCACGGCGCTTCCACGCTTGGCGTGAGTTGCGATTGTCTGGGGATGGTGCGTGGCATCTGGCGGGCGCTTTACGGCGTGGAGCCGGAAAATCCGGGCGTCTACGCGCCCGACTGGGCGGAGGTTTCGCAGGGCGACCCCATGCTGGAGGCAGCGGTGCGGCGTGAGGAGCACGCGCCGCAGCCGGGTGATCTTCTGGTGTTTCGCTGGAAGCCGGGCTTTGCGGCCAAGCATATGGGGATCATGGCGCGCGAGGGCCGCTTCATCCATGCCTATCAGGGCCATGGCGTGCTGGCCTCGGCGCTGGTGCCGCAATGGCGCAGGCGCATGGCAGGCATTTTTCTTTTTCCTGAACCAAAGGTCTGATTCATGGCAACAGTTGTTTTGCAGGCCGTGGGCGCTGCTGTTGGCGGCATATTCGGGCCGGTGGGGGCCGCCATTGGCGCTGGGCTTGGTGCGATGGGCGGTTATGCCATTGATAACGCGCTTCTCAATTCCACCCGTCATATCGAAGGCGCGCGGATGAATGGCGGCCGCGTGGCGACAGCGGAAGAAGGTGGCGCACTTCCCTTCATTTATGGCACGGCGCGGGTTTCCGGCACACTGATCTGGGCGACACGCTTTGAAGAGCGCAAAACCACCACCCGTCAGGGCGGCAAGGGTGGCCCCAAAGTCACCAATTACAGCTATTTCGGCAATGCGGCCTATGCTGTGGCGGAAGGCGAGATTGCTGGCATTCGCCGCGTCTGGGCGGACGGGCAGGAGCTGGACCTGACCGAGATCGATATGCGTGTCTATTGCGGTACGGCGACCCAGAGCCCCGATCCGCTGATCGAGGCGAAGCAGGGAACCGGCAATGCGCCCGCTTATCGCGGCACGGCCTATGTGGTTTTCGAGCGCATCCCGCTCGACACGTTCGGCAACCGCCTGCCGCAGTTCCAGTTCGAGGTCATGCGCCCGGTGGGCGAGGTGGCACGGAACATGCGCGCCGTGGCGCTCATCCCCGGTTCTACCGAATTCGGCCTTTCGCCCGATACGGTCAGCGACGAACCCGTACCCGGCGAAAAACGATGGATCAACCGGAACGCAATTCGCGCCCGCAGCGACTGGGCGGCGGCGCTGGATGAGTTGCAGGCGCTCTGCCCCGGCCTGCGCCATGTGGCCATCGTGCTGCCCTGGTTCGGGGATGACCTGCGGGCCGGGCAATGCCGTATCCGCCCCGGTGTTACGAGCCTCTCTGTCCGCAAGCCGAGCACGATATGGAAGGTGGAGAACGTGTCGCGCGGTGCAGCACACCTGATCTCCATGAGCGGGGAGGGTGCGGCTTATGGCGGCACACCTTCGGATGCGAGCGTGATCGCCGCTATTCGCGATGCAAAGGCGCGCGGCCTTGGCGTGACGCTTTATCCCTTCATCATGATGGATGTGCCAAAGGAAAATCAGCTTCCTTCGCCCTATGGCGGTATTGGCCAGCCTGCCTATCCATGGCGCGGACGCATCACCTGCCATCCGGCAATCGGGCAGGAAGGCTCGCCAGACGGGACGCCTGCGGCCGGTGAACAGGCCGCAGCCTTCGTGAATGGGGAATAGGGCTATCGCCGTTTTCTCAACCATTGCGCCGATCTGGCCGTGCGGGCTGGCGGGGTCGATGCTTTCCTGATTGGGTCGGAGTTACGCGGGCTCACCAGCATTCGTGACGGGCGCGGCAGCTTCCCCTTCGTTTCACATCTTTGCGCGCTCGCCGCTGAAATGCGCAGCAAGCTTGGTGTTGGCTGCCGGATTACCTATGGTGCGGACTGGTCGGAATATTTCGGTTATCAGGTGTCGGATGGAACGGGCGACCTCTTTTTCCATCTCGATCCGCTTTGGGCGCATCCGGCCATCGACGCCATCGGTATCGACAATTACATGCCGCTGGCCGACTGGCGCGACAGCGATTTTTCGGAAGGCAATCCTGATGGGTTCAAAACGCCTTACGATCTTGCAGGACTAAGCCGCAGCGTCAATTCCGGCGAGGGCTACGACTGGTATTATGCCAGTGCCGAGGACCGGCTGGCCCGCAGGCGCACACCAATCACCGATGGGCTTGCGGCCAAGCCCTGGGTTTATCGCTACAAGGATCTCCATGGCTGGTGGAGCAACAGGCATTATAACCGCATCGATGGTGTGGAGGTGGCTGCGCCGACCGCATGGGTGCCGCAATCCAAGCCCCTCTGGTTTACCGAGCTTGGCTGCCCGGCGGTAGACAAGGGGCCGAACCAGCCCAATGTCTTTCCCGATCCGAAATCCTCGGAAAATGCCGCCCCCTATTTTTCCAACGGGTCGCGGTCCGATGCCGCAATGGACCGCTTTCTGCGTGCCCATTATCGACATTGGCAGGGTGAAAACCCGCTCTCGCCGCTCTATGGCGGGCCGATGCTCGATATGGAGCGCATTTATCTCTGGGCGTGGGATACCCGGCCTTTCCCGGAGTTTCCGCTGGGGCAGGATATATGGGGCGACACGGCCAACAGGCGACTTGGCCATTGGCTTAACGGGCGTATCAGCGGCATTGCTCTGGATGAGTTGATCGCGGCGATCCTCAGGGATTTCGGCCTTCCTGAAGCAGATTGCATCGGTGTGGAAGGACATCTTTCCGGTTTCATAGTGTCAGAACCATCAAGCGCGCGCGGTGTTTTGGAGCCGCTTCTGAATGTGTTTGGAGTGCATGGCTATGAGCGGGCCGGGCAGTTTGTTTTCAGGAATATCACCCGTGCCGAAGCAGCGCTGGAACTGGGTGAGTTTGCACAACCCGACGAAGGCGAGGCGCTGACGGTGGTGGTCGAGGATCAGGGTGATCTGCCCTCCACCGCTGAATTATACTGCAATGACCCGCTGCGCGATTTTCAGATCGTCGGGGCGTCGGCGCGCCGCGAGGTGGGGCAGGGCACGGAAAGCCTCAGCCTTTCCGGTTCGATGGAAAACGGTCAGGCGACGGCGCTTGCTGAAGCATGGATGGCCCGCCGCCATGCCGAGCGGCGCACGGCAAGCTTTTCACTGCCATGGTCCAATGCAGCGTTGCATGTGGGGGATAGGGTTCGCCTCGGTGTGCTGGACGGACAGCGCGATTATGTTGTGACGGCACTGGAAGACGGTGCAATGCGTACCGTCACGGCTGCTGCGCTCGCGCCAAACCTTGTGTTCGCTGACAAGGGGGAAACACCGCCACGCCCGCCGGGCGGCCCGGCACTGGATATGAAGCCGGTCTTTCATTTCGTCGATCTGCCGCTGTGGCCGGGTGCTGAAGACCCGGCGGCGCAGTTCCGCATCGCCTGCCATGCCAAGCCCTGGCGCGGCGTTGCAGTCTATGCCTCGCCGTCGAATGACGGATTTGCGGAACGTGCACTCATTGGCGAACGGGCCATCATGGGCGAGTTGACGGCTCCGCTCGCAGGCGGGCCCAGCGGGCGGCTGATCGAGGGGCAATTCGTGGAAGTGGTGCTCTATTCCGGCGAATTGCAGTCGCGGCCATTGGTGCAGGTTCTGAATGGAGCCAATACCGGCCTGCTCAGATCGCCGGATGGCCGATGGGAAATCTTCCAGTTTCTCGATGCGGAGGAAGTAGGGCTCAACCGCTGGCGGCTTGGCAGGCTGCTGCGCGGCCAGTTGGGAACGGAGGCGGCGGCTTTGGATGACAAGCCGGTTGAAACGCCATTCATCCTGCTGGATAGCGGGGTTGTGAGTGCCGGCCTGCAAGCATCCGAGCTTGGATTGGAGCTTAGCTGGCGCGTGGGCGCTGCGGGCAAGGCTTTTTCGGATGAATTCTTTGAAACGGTGCGCCAGAGCGGCGGCTTGCGTGCGCTTCGTCCGCTTAGTCCGGTGCATCTCGGTGTCATGCGATCCCTCGATGGTGACATGAGCTTTACATGGATCAGGCGCGGGCGGATCGATGCCGATAGCTGGCTCGGCGAGGATATACCGCTTGGTGAGGACCGGGAGGCGTATCGCGTGGAGATCTGGCGGGACGACACTCTGGTGCGGAGCGAACAGGTGTCGGCGCCCGCCTGGAATTACGGTTTTGCGGAGCGCCGGGCGGAACTGGGCGACGATGCATTCCGGTTCTGCGTGGCGATGATCGGGGCAAAAACAGGGCCCGGCGATTTTGCGGTTCTGGATGTCGACCCGAACCCTTCGGGCAAATCAGGGAGCGATCTTGAAAAGTATGAGCGGCTTTCGCAACAGGATCACGCTTAAACAAGGACTTGGAGTGGATGACGGCCTGACGTCATCATGCTCTAAAAAAATCGGAGAAAACAATATGACAGCCAATAAATCATGGTATCTTTCGCGCACGGTCTGGGCAGGGCTGGTTGCACTGTTCCTTTCGGTGGCGGGCCTGTTCGGCGTGGCGACGGATATGATCGATCAGGGCAACATGACGGATGTTCTGCTGCAACTGGCCACGGCCATTGCGGGTGTCGTTACAGTAATCGGCCGCATTGGCGCCACATCCCGCATTTTATAATTTTATGAACCTGGTGGATTGAATTTGACGTTTGATACTTGTCCGGCATAAACCTCGTCACTACAGCCTAACGTCAAATTTGAAAAATTTCCTTTAGGCCCGGGAGAAGAAACTGTTGTTCATGCATCGTTCAGCTCTCGGGTGCTATATGAGGCGGCATGATGAAACAGAACCCTGCTCTCAAAGTTTTTGCGCTGCTGGCGGTTAGTGTCGGCCTGTTGCCGGTCAATGCCGGTGCCTTGCCGATGGCTGCGCCGCAGAAGCCCAACCTTCTGATCGCCACTGCCGGGGATTGCACGGCGGTTGGCGAACAGGTGGCCGCCCAGCAGGGCGGTCAGCTCGCCAAGGCTACCCCGACCATGCAGAATGGCAGGGCCATGTGCGTTATCGTCGTGCTGATACCCGGTCGCAATGGTGAACGTCCGCGCCGCGTCGAAGTGGCGGTTCCAGCCCAATAA